GCTTCATAAGCTTCTCACCAACGGACATACGGTCAATCTCGGCTGTGTCTGACTTCATACGAACTGTACGTGCGACCTTACCGATAACGGTTGCGTCGAACATATAATCAAGGAAGCGAGCAGACTGCTCTGGGTTAAGTAGTCCACCATTGCCATTTTCAGACGCTACGTGTACTCCTGTTCCACCAGTTGCTGAACCGAATCCTGTTGATACCTGAGTACCAGCTGCTACGGCCTTTTCTAATGTTTCATTGCTCATTTTTATACCTACCTTAGTTGAATATTTCGTTTACGGAACCGAGGAAAGAACCGTTCCATTTAGATTTTTTGATTGTTGTTGCTTCTTCTGATCGGCCAAGATCTGAAGACTTCTTGATTGCAGTCTCTGATTCTACTGCGTCGACACGCTTTTGTACACCATCAATCGTGTTCTTGATGTTATTTACAGCGCTTGAAAGTGCTGTGTGTTGTTCTGCCAACTCTGAAATTCTAGCATCTACGCTCTTGCTGAAAGTTTCAACAGTCTCTTGGATTGTTGTTACTTGTGCTGCATTTGCTTCAGATGCCTTGTTTAGAGTTTCTGAGAAAAAGCCTTTTAGATCGCCTAACATCTTCGCAAAATCAGGTTCATCAACCTTATCTTCTGATACTTCGGCTGCTTTTTCCAGAGTCTCGGCAGGAACGTCTTCTGCTACTGCTTCTGCAGGAGCTTCAGCTTCGGTTGCATCTTCTGCAACTACTGCTGTATCTTCAACGGCTGCTTCTTCTGCTACTGCTTCGGCTGGTGCCTCTACTGCAACATCTTCGACAACTACGTTTTCTGTATTATCTGACATTTCATTACCTCCTTCTGCGTTTGCCTGTTTTGCAATTGTTTGTGTTTCAGGCAACGTAAATCTTGAATGCTTATATGCATCAAGAATCTTATCTATTTCTTTTGCTTTGTTAACGTCTGAGCTTTCGACCCATCCTATTAATTCCGCTGGCTTTCCAGATACTGGAGAGTCATATGTTTTCTCTGTTGAGATAAAAACAGAATCACTGTCTGCACAGTAAAATATGTTTTCAGTTACTACGCCTACTGCAATGCCCTTTGCAATGTATTGTCCATTAACCTTCTGAATAGAAAGAATGTTACAAAGTTCATTTGCTGGTGAATCAACAATAGAAAGTTCAATTAGTTCATAGTTCTTGATAAATCTTACGGTCTTGCCGCTAGCCTTGTTAACTTCATTATCTGATTCAAGGATCTTTCCGCCGATTGAGAATCCTGATAGAGTTCCATCTAGGACTTTTTCCCAAGTATCTTGAGCGCCTTTTGAGATGTATGCATCTACATAAACTCCATTGAAGAACTCCTTTGACTTTGGGTCATAGAAGCTTTCTGGTCTGAATGAAACCATCTTGCCTACTGCATTAGATCCGTGCATCTCACGAATGTTTCCACGGAAACTTTCGAATGCTTTTAGACTTGACTCTGCAGTTACAACGTCACCTGTTTGGTCAACATTGTCTAGTGTAGCGAATCCAGAGACAGTTCTTTTTTCACGGTTAACTTTAGTAAAAGGAACCGACAAATTAATAACGTTGCCGTTACTGGTCCATAAAGACTTTTCAATGTTCATATGCTTAATTTTATAGGCTTATAGACTATAAAGCAAATAACAGTTGAGTGGACCTAGTCAACCTGTCTTCCGTCGCCTTTAGCATTTCTGCCTTCCCCATCAATATCTGGGGCGGCTGCCTGACGGTCTTGAGATCTTTGTCTTGTATTTCCTGCTTGGGCTCTTTGCTCTGCGGCGTCTTGGCCTTTTAAATCTACCATGTCGTCTCCGCCATCAAGTGGAATCATACCCTTTCTAATTCTAACTTCATTAGGGGTAATTACCTGCATACGCAAATATCTTTCATCAATTTTAGACTGGGTGTCCTCATCGGTCAAAGTTAATTCATTAAACTTTAAAGTCAGGGCATCTGTCTTTTCTTCAAATATTGCATTTATCTTTTTCTCAAGTGTCATTTGGGCTGGACGGCAAACCTGCTCTTTAAATGTTTTATCTGCATCACGAGCAACCGCTAAATTAACACCTTCTGGAGTTCCAATTTTATTAATTGGGACACGGTGGGCCAATAGGATTTCGTCTCTATTTGATTTACGATACTTCTCAAATGAGCCTTCCTGATTTCCCGCCTCAATAGGCTCCATTTTAAATTCAACCTTTGAGTCTGGGCTGTCTGCTGGAAGTGGGACATATAGGGATCTGTGGTTCTTACCCTTTAATCCTACCTGGAAAAACTCAAGCAATTTACGCTCTGACTCTGGAGAAAGCTTTGCTCCCTTTACTGTAATAATATATCTTGGTACCGCTTTATTTTCAAAGTAGTCTAGGTTATATCGACCAGATAATTCATTACCTGCGAGGGCTACCTGTGCGGCGATAATATCTGGAATACCATAATAGTTATTCATCGGAGTATACTTTTTAAAATGAATAATTTCATTTGGACGATCTTCTTGACCAGCAATTGGGTTCTCTGTTTCAGTGTCTCCGAAGTTATTAAAGAATACAGCCTTGCCGTATAGTAGCTGAATAAAGCCATCTCTTAGTCTACGCACACGCATTGTCTTTGCTGGGATATGTCCAATATATCCAATGTTTCCGCCTGTTGTTCTACCTACTTCAAGGTAGCCATTTCCTGTTGCTTCATAGTCTGTATAGACCTTAATTAAAGTTTGTGTAAATGTGTCTTCTGCATTCGTTGTATCTAGCCAAGCATGCATATCTTGGCGTAGCTTATTTAACTTTCTACGGGCTCTTTCTAACTGCTTGTCATCTGTAATAGAATCAAAAGCATCATTTGTTTTCTTTGTCTCAACAAAGTCATACCCTAGGCCAACAATGTTTGCCACCTTGGCATTAATTGCTGCGTAGTTATATGTTGAAATTTCGTATACCTTTGATAGGTATTCTTGATTATATGGAGGCTCAATAAGATCAAACATTGCATAGCCAGTTATAGCCTGTGCAAGTAAGTTCTGCTGTGATCCAGTTTGCTCAATACCAGTAAATGACTTTGAGAACTCTCTATTAATTCTACGCTTAAATGATGAACCAAGTCCTCTGAGCTTCTTTATCTCTTCAAGGTTTACCGCAAATGGGTCATTGCTTTTTTCATCTTTCTTAAAAGAAAACCAGTCTGCTGTATTTGAGATATCAACAATGTTCTCTGAGTTGTCTTCGTTAAGGAATTCTACTGTCATTTTAAACCACCTAGTTTCTTCATTTCATCCTTATAGTTACCAATATCAAATGGGTCAGGAATTAGTCCCCAGTCGAGTCTTTGCTTCTGATACTTGAATTCTTCATCATCAATCTTTCGTCTTGCTGAAAGAAATTTAGGCCCGCCTTCATATATACCGAATGAGCGAACCTCTCTAGCCAAAGCATCGATGTTGGACTTATTGCCTTTTTTGGACGTGACCGAAAGAAAGTTGCCATCGTCATCCCCAATCCATCTGCCGTCTGGCATCTCCCAGACATAAATGCCTAGTATTGATTCTTCTTCTAGAACCTTAGTATTAGTTTTATTAATATCCATAGACATAAATCATACCATTATTTCGTGCTAAAGTCTAGGGTTTGGTACAGGAGTTGGACAAAACTATAGGCTAACTGACTCTGGTTCTACCACAGTTAAAAAGAATGGGGTGGAATCGTCACCAAGAGCGGACTCTATTAATGAGAAAGAAGTATCATTTATCTGATTTACTGTATTGCCAGTATATAGCAGATAGTGATTTGCTATGGTATTTAGGGATAGGGTATTCTCGTATACCGCTACATTGTTGTACATATGGCCTAGGCCAGACTTGGTATCATTCTGATTTTGATTCAATTTGATCGAAGTATCGGATGATGTAAAGTTTATTACAATATGATGTGGGGTATCTACTACTAGGAAATTCCAGACATTTGTATCCGCCGTTCTATCTATGCCGTTTACGTAAATTGAGGATATGCCTGTCTTTGTTACTGCCCCCGTATTACTCCACTCGTACTTTTTAGCTGTCCCTGAGAATAGTACGTTTTCGTTATACTGTGGGGTGTATATAAGTTCTAGGCAAGAAACGGCAGGAATAGAATTCAATGAGAACCCATGCCCGTTATACATAGTCAATCCATTATTCCTATTATAGGATAGGGTCTTGCTATTAAACTTTGGAAGGGAATAGTCATAGGCTGAAGATACATAGTATCCTGAATTATCGCTATAGAAGTTCTTGTCAGTATAGAAAGCTATTTCTAGGGATCTTAGGATTGGGAGATATCTACTAGTATCTGCAGATGATAAAGTTATCCTTAAATAAACAATCTGTGAGAATTGATTATCGCTCTTATTGATATAAGGCAAAGGTGATCCATTTGTACATGTCCGCCAAGTAATCTCGTCTATGCTTGCCTCTACTAGAATTCCCTTTACATCATTGCTCCAATGGATTTGAGAAGTATTGATATTTAGGTAATTAGGGACAATAAAATAATCGGTAAATGTAAATGATGCAGTTGCTGCAGTATCTGTCTCTGGTATATAGATATAAGAGTTATCATTAGATATTGAAATCCCGCCCGTTGCCACTTCTGACCAAGGCTTAGATGTTGGATATGAGTAAATAAACTTAGGTCTGAGAGACTCTGTATTCATACTGAAAAGATAGCCATTGTCTGCTGCTACAATTTGAGAGACATTTACTTCTTGGGTTCCTTCAGTATAATGATTTGATATCTGAGTTCCTGAAAGGGCATATCGATAGAATGCTACGCAGTCTATTACAAGCCTTCCAGTTGAAGGGCCTGTTTTAAATTCTACAACTTCATTAGAGAACTTGTAAGAGTCTATTGATTTTGAATCAGCAAGGGATCCGTTTATGTATAGAGACAAAGAGTTACTCTGGAATATACCGACTACATAAACTACTTCAGAATTTGATACAGTAGCCTCAACTTGGTTAGTTCCCACCTTAAATACGATATTTCCATTTTGGTAGAATATGCCCGTATTGATTGCTGAGTCTCCGACAATTGTTGTGCTTACATTGTAACCTGGAAGTGCACACCAAGCCTCTATAGAAAAAGAGTTGTCCTTATAGTATTTTGTGGCAATTCCCTTTGGATTATATGAAATTATGGTTGAGCTTAAAACTTCAGTTCCTCTTACAGAGCCTGTTACTAAAGGCATTATTTGCTTTGAAGAAGCAGAGGAAGCGGTGCCATTATTTAAACTACCAGAGTAGTCATAAATCTGCATACCGCTTATTTCTCCGTATGTCAGACCACTATCTTTTAAAGCTTGATATGTTGCATACTGAGTAAGAAGTTCGGCAAATGTATTAGTTGTTCCTGATTGAACTTCATCTAGTAAGTAGAAAGAGTTTGGAAAGTCATTTAAGATTCTATTCTTATATGACATAATTAAACCTGATTATTTTGCTCTAGGAGTGCTACTCTTGCAGATAGCTCTTGTACGGCTTTAATTAATGGAGCTATAAATTCACCATATCTTAATCCTTGTCCTGAGTCAGGATCTGCTGGGTCATATAATATCCATCCTGCAAAATCTTTTTGTGTGTGAAGGTCTATAGCTTGCTTTACTTCTTGAGAAACAAGTCCATAGTGGTATCTTACTCCTGGCTCTACTTCGTAAGTAGGTCTTCCATTTTCATCTAGAACACGGTCTCCGTTAGCATCAAGTACCTCTTTATTTTGACCAACAATAAATCTATAAGATACTGGGTTAAGGTCATTAATAAAATCTAAACCTAAATCTGAAGGAAGAATGTCTTTCTTTTCTCTTTGATCAGATGTATTGATTGAAGATACACGGTTATAAATATTATTCCACTTATAAGTAGATGATCCTAAGTTATAAGAAATATCTGAAAATGGGTACCATGCGGTTGTTCCAGATGATGAGGGGCTACCTAAGTTTGTCATTCCTTCAAAAGTCATTCCGTACAAAGTTGCGCCAGATGGTACACTTCCTGCTGGGCCTGTTGCTCCAGTAGCGCCAGTAGCGCCAGTTGAGCCTGTCGGACCCTGTATGCCTTGTGGTCCTTGCGGTCCTGTTGGACCTGCGGGACCTTGTGGGCCTTGTGGTCCTGTTGGGCCTGCAACTGTGCTTGCCGCACCTGTTGGGCCAGTTGGGCCAGTAGGTCCTGTTAATCCTTGAATTCCTTGTGGACCTTGTGGGCCTGCAACTGTGCTTGCCGCACCCGTTGCTCCTGTTGCACCCTGAATACCTTGAGGACCTTGTGGTCCAGTTGCACCAGTTGCACCTTGTGGTATTCCAAAACTTAAAATTGCTGCTGAGGTTGTTCCAGTGTTTGTAACAGATGCTAGTGATCCTGGAGTTAATGTAGTTATAGAGCCAACTGATATCGTTGCTGCAGCCCCTGCTGGGCCTGTTGAGCCTGCTGGGCCCGTTGGGCCTTGTGGTCCTGTAGGTCCCGCTACGGTGCTTGCTGCACCTGTTAAACCTTGAATACCTTGTGGTCCTTGTGGTCCTTCTGGCCCAACAATCTGACCTACTGATGTCCATGCCGATCCGTCCCAAACATAAAGATCTCCATCTGATTGTACAATTCTTGCATCGTTAGCTGTATTACCAGTTGAAGGTAGGGCGGCAACATTTGCTACTGATGCTTTAACATTAATAGATGTTCCTTGTGGACCTGTTGGTCCCGCTGGACCCTGTGGCCCTGTTTCACCTTGTGGTCCTTGTGCACCTGTTGTAATTCTTTGAAGGGTCCAAGCAATTCCATCCCAAATCCATGTGCTTCCACCAGCGGTGAATGATTGATTCAACGTTGGGCTATTTGGAAAATCTATAGCTGTCATGATATCTCCTATAATCCTGATATTGCTTTAGCTTCATCTTCGGTTAATCCTAAAGACTGTAATTTTATTATAGCAGATATACGTGCTTGACTTTTTTCATTTTTAATTTGATCTACTGTTTCAAATGCTGCTAAAAATTCTTCTTTAGTAAATCCAGGTATATCATCTCCCCAAACTATATCTTCATACGTTTCTCCAGCGCTATAAAATTCTTTATCTGAAGATAAATAATGTAATACTTCATAATAAGTTGCCATTATGGTGTGACCTCCATCAATAACATTGTGCTTTCTCCATTTATCCACTGCATGTATATAAATCCATTTTGATCAACACTGTTTGATGTAGCAATAGATCTTTGTGCTTGAGTTTTATAAGTAACTGACGATGTTGTTGCAGGACTATCAATGAATACTCCGCCTACATCTGCAGAAGATGTGCCTGTATCTCCTGTCCAAAGAGTGTTACCTCCAAAAATTCCTACTGTAGTTGATCCTCTAAGTACTGGAAACAATAATCCAAAATCTGCAGTTCCACTAAGTTTTCTTAACCCATTTTGATTTACAAAAATTACAATTTTATTTGATGCGGAAGTTGGAGTAATTGTAGCGGTTAGCCCCGTATCAACAGCACTTGCACCTATACTTGCTGTGACTATATTGCTTGTTGATCCCCTAACTATTTGAACTACTTTTCCAAGTCCTTGTGGACCAGTTGCACCTGTAGGACCCGCTGGGCCTGTTGCGCCCTGTGGACCTGTGTCGCCTGTTGGGCCTTGAATACCTTGTGGCCCTTGTGGACCTGCTGGACCTGTGGCGCCTGTTAGGCCTTGTGCGCCCTGTGGACCTGTAGGACCTGTTATTCCTGTTCTAACAACATTCCACCGAGAGCCATTCCATGTCCATGAGTTTGTACCTACAGCAAATACTTGATTTAATGTGGGGCTATCTGGAAAGTCTATTGCCATTTTTTATTCTCCTGATTGAATAGCTGCTATTTGTGCTTGCTTTTGTGAAATTGCAAGATTAAAATACTCAACAGCTTCTGCTATTGGTGCATCTTTAGCATTTTCAGCTGTAAGCTCAAGATCAAGCTGATACATCTGATGCTCTAAATTACGAATAGTAGCTTTTCTAATGTCTGCTTTTTCATCTTCTGTTATTACTGTATATTCTATCATTTTTTCTCCTTATTAAGCATTTGCGCCATAACCTGGATATCCATAGTTATAAGCAGCAGATGGGAATCCATCCGATGATGGACCTACTGGATTAACTAAAACTCCCATAAATGCTGGTGCTGTGGGATATTGAGTTGCATTAATATTATAAGAAGTCGATGTTGTAAAAGCTTCTGTTGTTGGAATTGCACCAACATATCCATATTGAATATAATACCCACCTGCTCCATATGAAGCACTCCATGATAAAGACCAAGTATTTGTTCCCGTAGATGTCTTTGTAAGTCCTGTCAAACTTGCAGGACCATATACTCCAGTTTCTACATAGGTATCAGTTGAGCCTCTACCATTTGTTGCTCTAATTCTGCATCTTAAAGCATGTGCAACATAAGTAGACGAAACATACATTGAAGAGGCTGTAATTCCAGTTGATGCCCATGAACTACCATTCCACTTTTTATAATCCCAAGCATATGTATAAGAAGTTGGACTTGCACTCCATGTGCCGTTACTAGTAACAGATACTGTTGAGCCCGCTGCATTTGGATATGCTGCGCTAAGTGTTGGAGCAACAATTACTGCAGGAAATTCTGGATAAAATGCATTCCAGGATGAACCATCGTAAACCCAGCCCTTTACGGCATTTGCCCATGTGGATCCAGTATAGGCTTTTAAATTTGTGACTGGATTCCATGAAGAGCCATTATATATTTTAATTGACATAATTTTTTAGTACTGAATGTACAAATCTCCTGCCGCTGTTCCAGTTGGAAGTGTTCCTGTATTGTTATAAAATATTTTATTTGAGTTTGCTGTATTAGTTCCATTTGAATAGGCTGTTGTTGCTACCGTTGCCCATGATTCTGCAGTTCCATTTGTAGTTAGAAATTTTCCAGAGTTTCCAGATTGTGCTGGCAAAGAATATTGTGCAACTGTAGACCATGAAGTATCTGTACCATTTGTACTTAAAAATTTTCCAGTGTTTCCAGTCTGTGTTGGAAATGTTGCGCCTGTTGGGCCTGTTGCACCTGTTGGGCCTGTTGGTCCTTGTGGACCAGTTGCACCTGTTGCACCTGTTAATCCTTGCGGACCTTGCGGTCCAGTTGCACCTGTTGGTCCTGTTGGTCCTTGTGGACCTGCTTGAGAATTTCCAAATTCAATCCAAGAAGAATCGTAATAAATATATGTAAGACCATCTTCTGAGTTATACCAAGCTTGTCCTGCTACTGGGCTTGATGGTGGTGTTGATGCTACTACTGAGAATGTTGCTTTTGATCCCGCCTCACCTTGTGGTCCCTGTGGGCCTTGTGGGCCTTGTGGGCCGACGATCTGTCCTGCTGAGGACCAAGATGAGCCATTCCAAATGTAAAGGTCTCCATCCGCATCTACAATTCGTGCATCGTTTACAGTATTTCCTGTTGAAGGTAATGCTGCAACAGTTAAAGAAGATGCTTTAATATTTATTGAAACGCCTTGTGGTCCTTGTGGGCCTTGCGGTCCTGTTGGACCTGCGGGACCAGATAAAGATGATCCTGTTTCTACCCAATATGAGTCATAGTATGTATAACTTCTACCAGTATCTGAATTAAACCATGCTTGTCCACTTACTGGACTTGCTGGTGGTGTTGAAGATGTAATAGAGAATGTTGCTCTAGTTCCTTCTGGTCCTGTCGGTCCAGTTAATCCTTGTGGTCCCGTCGGTCCTTGTGGTCCTGTAGATCCTGTGACACCTTGTGGTCCTGCTGGTCCTTCTGGACCTTGTGGTCCCTGTGCACCTGTTGCACCTGTTAAACCTTGAATACCTTGTGGTCCTTGTGGTCCTGTTGAACCTGTAGGACCTGTTGGTCCTGTTGGTCCTTGAATAGTTCCAACATTAATCCAATTACTATTTACTGAATCCC